AGCACAGGTGCCACCACCCCCTTTTGCACCTCCTGTCGCGCCCCCTGCTCCCCCAGCGGCTACGTTGCCTACGGAGATCCCCCAGGTTGGTACTGCGACTGGTGCATCCCCTTCTGAGCAGATTACTTTTCCTAAGTTGATGCAAAAGATCACAGCGGCGTTTGCAGCTAAGACTTTGGATCAAGCTGCAATTGGCGCGGCAGTTCAAGCAGCAGGTTTACCTTCATTACCAATGTTGGCTTCACGCCCTGATTTAGTTCCTGTAGTGGCCACAGCTTTGGGATTAGCACTATGACCGTACACGCCATATTAGCCCCCAGCTCTGCATCACGTCGTATGCAATGTCCTGGCTCACGGGTAATGGAAGCGACGTACCCACAAGCTGAAGATGATCCACGCGCACTGGAAGGCACTCTTGCGCATTTAGTAAACCAGGCGGTATTTGGTAACGCGCCATTACCTGAAGGTCATACTGAAGAAATGCTTGAAGGTGCTGATTTGTGGGTTGAGGTTATTCAAGATATTTTCAAACGATCTGAGTCTATTCAATGCGGCTTTGAGCAATGGCTGACGATTTATTCAGTTCACTCTGAGTGCTCTGGTACACCTGACTTTTGGTCATACGATAACGAGAATAAGATTATCGATGTTGTTGATTACAAGTTTGGTCATCGCTACGTTGATGTATTTGAAAATTGGCAATTGCTTGAATATGCAATCGGCGTGTGCGATCACATCAAAGTATTTCGCAATGATCTCAAAAAGATTCGCTTAACGATTGTGCAGCCACGTTGCTACCACCCTGAAGGACCTGTACGGACTTGGGAAGTAACACCTGACGAGTTGGCTAAATACATGACTCGCTTGCAAAAGTCTGAGTCTGAATCGATGAAGCCTGATTGCCCTGTTCGTACCGGCCCTGAGTGCCGCGATTGCTCAGCCCGTCATGCGTGTACTAACCTTCAACGTGAAGCATTACATGAAGTTGAAATGAGCGTGGTCAATGCACCGTTTGATTTACCAGCTAATGTCCAAAGTTGGGAGTTACGCAAGATCAAGCGGGCAATTGATATTCTCAAAGCCCGTGAGAGTGGGTTGGAGAACGAAGTACTAGCCAAACTAAAACAAGGTACGCCGATCGCTGGATGGCGCACTGAGCAAGGTATGGGTAGAGAGAAATGGAGTAAACCTATTGATGAGGTTTTAGCTTTAGGTCAGATGATGGGTGTGAATATCGCTAAGCCTTCAGCTATTACTCCAAAGCAAGCGATCAAAGCTGGATTGTCAGCAGAGATCGTAAGTCAATATAGCGAAACCCCAAAGGGTGAGATCAAGTTAGTTGAAGATGATTTGAACCGCGCCCGTTTAATTTTTAAGGAGCAATCATGAGTACTAAAAGAGAACGAATTGCTGAACTAGCTAAGCTAGAATACGCAACCTTATCAACCATTAATGCCAATCAGCAACGCAATGTGGCAGGTATGGACTACGACGAGCGTGAGAAGATTCACGTTGAGCAAACCCTTTTGCGTTCGGATTTAATAGATATTCAACGCAAGATTCAAAACGAACTTAATTCAATCGAGGAATAAATATCATGGAAAGAACTAATTTCACTACCCCAGTAGGACGCTTAGTAATGGGCTCCTTGTATAAGCCACAAACAACTGACGCTGACGGCAAACCATTAGTAGTTAAGTCTGGCCCTAATGCCGGTCAACCAAAGGTTACTTACTTTTTTGCATTAGCAATTCCTAAGAACCCTGGTGAAACTCATTGGAGTCAAACACCATGGGGCGCAACAATTTATAAAGTTGGTTCTGAGGCTTTCCCACAGGCTTGCCAAGCACCTTCATTTGCATGGAAAGTTGTGGATGGTGACTCCACTATCCCTAACAAAAAGGGAATTGCTCCAATTACTCGCGAAGGTTATAAAGGTAACTGGGTAGTCTCATTCTCTAGTGGGTTTGCGCCAAAGATTTATAACAATGACGGTAGCCAAGCAATCGTTGAACCTGATGCTGTTAAGCTCGGTTACTTTGCTCAGGTAAACGGCGATGTGGATGGTAACGGTAGTAATCAAAATCCAGGCGTGTATATTAATCACAGCATGGTTGCGTTATCTGCTTACGGCCCTGAAATCGTTGTTGGTCCCGATGCAGGTAGCGTAGGATTTGGTCAAGCTCCATTACCAGCAGGTGCTACAACTACACCGCCAGCGGCGTTCACGCCTCCAGCTCAGCCTGCGCCAGCCCCAGTTACTACTGCTGCCGTTGCATACGCGCCTGCCCCAATGCCAGTACCTAATCCAGCGTTCTTACAACCACCTGTGCCTGCTGCACCCCCAGCAGCTCCAGTGCGTGTAATGTTGCCGCCAGCTCAAGGTGCAACTTATGAAGCAATGATTGCTGCCGGTTGGACTGATGCGTTATTGATCCAGCATGGAATGATGCAAGGATGATCCCAGTCCCACCAGTTTGGGTGTTTGACCTTGAGTGCTATCGAAATTATTTCTTGATAGCACTCAAGAATGTTTACTCAGGTCAAATTGAAGCCTACGAATTTTATCCAGGAATAGAACCTGATTATGAGCGCATTAAGACGAGTCTTACGACGAAACAACTCATTAGCTTTAACGGCATTAATTACGATATTCCTTTACTACGGCTTTTCTTTGCTCATGCTGATAATGAGTATTTAAAGAAAGCTAGTGACTCAATTATTGTTGAGAATATGCGCCCTTGGGAATTAGAGACAATGTATGGCGGTGCTGAATTTAACCCCGATCACATTGATCTTATTGAAGTTGCCCCTGGAATGGTTGGCTTGAAACTCTATGGTGGGCGTATGCACTCACAGCGATTGCAAGACTTACCTATTGATCCTTTTCAAAATATTGAGCCTGCTGATCGCCCAGTGATTAAAGATTACTGTATCAATGATTTGAATACGACAATCGACATGTACCGTCAGCTCAAGCCTCAGATTGATCTGCGTGTGGCCATGAGCGCAAAATACAATATTGACTTACGTTCTAAGTCTGACGCTCAGATTGCCGAAGCGGTGATTCGTCAAGAGGTGCAAAAGAAAGTTGGCCGTAAGATTTACCGCCCTGATATTAGCCCTGATTACAGCTTTAAGTATCGTATTCCCTCATTCGTTAGTTTTACCGCGCCCGGCATGAATCAAGTATTGGAGATCATTAAAAATGCAACATTCACTATTAATGAAAAAGGTTCTGTTGAACTGCCTCAAATTTTTGAGTCTATGCGTATTCGGATTGGCTCTGGTACTTACACTATGGGAATTGGTGGTTTACATAGTAATGAGTCATGTAGCTCCCATATCTCTAATGCGGGCGTATTTTTAAAAGATCGCGACGTAACCAGTTACTATCCTTCAATCATTTTGAATCAGAGCTTATATCCAGCTCACATGGGCGAAGCCTTCCTTGAGGTTTATCAGGGTATTGTTTCACAACGTATTGAAGCTAAACGCACTGGCGATAAAGTTACCAATGAAGCTATGAAGATTATGATTAATGGATCATTTGGTAAATTTGGTAGCAAGTGGTCAGTTCTCTATTCTCCCGATCTATTAATTCAAACTACTGTCACTGGTCAACTTGCGCTTCTCATGCTGATTGAAAATGTTGAACTTGCTGGGTTTACTGTAGTGAGCGCTAATACGGACGGAATAGTGATCAAAGGTTATGAATCTAGGGTTGATGACCTTAATGCGGTAATCACTTATTGGGAAATGATCACAGGATTTAATACTGAGGAAACTAATTATCGCGCCTTGTACTCTAAGGACGTAAACAACTATATTGCGATCAAACCTGAAGGGGAGGTGAAACTGAAAGGTCTTTACGCTCCAGCAGGTATGCAAAAGAACGCCACTAATACAATTTGTGTTGAAGCCGTGATTGAATATTTAAAAGCTGGAACTCCCATACCCACCACAGTTATGGGATGTTCGGATGTACGTAAGTTCATTACAATTCGCCAAGTTAATGGTGGAGCGAAATATGATGAGCAATATCTTGGTAAAGCTGTTCGTTGGTACTATCGCAAAAATGAAGAGCGTTCAATCCGCTATGTAGCTAATAACAATAAAGTTGCTCGATCTGATGGGGCCTTTCCTTTAATGGAATTACCCTCGGCTTTACCACCCGATATAAACTACGACTGGTACATCAAAGAGGCGCAATCTATTCTTAATGACGTGGGCTATGCTTGATATTTATCAAACTGAGCACATGGAGTTAGCAGTACGCGAAATGTATTTGCGCAACCATCGCTTTGTGGTTTATTGCACTCAAAAGAATAAACGCAAGATCCCACTTCGCCTTAATGAAGTCAAAGACATACCGATGGTATTGGCTCGGGAATGGGACCCATTTTTTCAAAAGAGCGTTGATTTTTGGCGCGAAGAAGGTGGCATGCTTTTGTATCGTCATTTTCCAGTAAACCCTCAACAAATTGCAGCAGAGGCGGCATTATTTACTGAAGCCCCTTTAGCTTGCATGGAGTTTGAACGACTGAGTTCTGAGATTGAACGCGAAGCTGTTATTTATCGGCCACCAACTTGGAACCTCCATGAGCACACGATTGAATACAAGAACCCAACTAGCAATGTCCATTACACATTGTTTACTTTAATTCAATGCCTCATGGGTCGAGATTTACCGCCAAGGCTTGAGGCCGCATTAGATTACTCAGGTTTTAGAGCTAGAGATAAAGTTGCCGTATTTGAAGCAAAAGAGATCGAGGCAATTACGGGTATTGATGATCGCCAGTTACGCACGATTCTTAATGGTCGAGGGTTACATAACGTATATAACCGCTATCACTGCTACACACCTATTATTGAGCCTGAAGATCCTGATCTTCTTTACTTTTACAATATGCTGTTAGCCACACCAGCAATGCCTAATAATGAGCGTTACTTACGAATGGATTTGTTCCCTGGCCAGGTGCGTTTACCTAGTCAAAACCGCTTTATGAATCGATTGGTTCGCGAAAATTACATTAAGCGCAATCCGTATATTTACGTAATTCGCACTGGCTATAAGCCTTTAGACTACCCTGTGATTGATGCGATTGCCAATGCTCGGCGCGGCGAATGGTTCCGTATGCGAAACCTTATTGATCAAGCACCTGAATATCCACTAGTTCAGTGTTTTGAGGATGAAACTCAACTTGAGCCGTCTGAATCCGAACCGACTTAATGCGCGGAGCACTTTGCTTGTATAGCTCATTAAGCTCTTGCAGTGTGGCCATCTGGCTAGTGTCAGCCTTTTTCTGAGGGGCGCTACCCATAAGTGCAATCGCTGCTTTAAGCTGGACTTCTTTACCAGCCGCGCTAGTTGAACCTTCCATAGCTAAACCATGAATTACCTCAAGGGCTTCAAGATGATAGGCGCGAGTCAATCGCTCTAGTTCATCTGAAAACTGCTCATTGCTCATCTTGCGATATTCAGGATCTTGCTTAACTTTGGCTATAGCGCCCACAAATCCCTGAAGCGTATCGGAAGCTCGAATGTAGCCGTCTAGTTCCCTAGCGGTCACACCCAAATAACAAGAGGATAAGAAAAGATCGCCTTTGGCTTGGCTCAAAGCCGCCTTGATCGTATCTTCACTTATTAACCCCTCACGGAGCAATTCCCTAGCCATTTAGAACTCCAAACCCTTTGCGTAACCCATTCTATGCAATTCTGGTAATTGTTTTTTCATTCTACCCGCGCCAATGTCAAGGCGATAAAACGGATTATTTGGGATCTTGATCTTTTTAATTGCGTTGTAGGCAGTGCGACGAGCAGCAGTGATATTGTCACCAGTGCCGGTCACAATCAGCGTGTAATCTCCGGCCGTAACTAAACCTGGTAAATCCACTACTTTATCGCCAACCATTGTGGGCGCGGTGCCAATCATAACTTCAGATAAATGAACTTTACCTAAATAATCTTCGGCGCCACGGATCGGAATACCGCAAAGATCTTTATTGGTGATTTTTGAGTATGGGAAGTCTGGGAGCGCCATCAAGATACTTACGCAAACCTCATTATCGATTGCCTCAATCGTGTCCTTGCCATTCACCAAGTCAAGTTGCCATTGAATTGGATCTTCGTTTTTGATGTGAGCAGTGACGTTATGCTTAGTTGGCCAGCCATCACGCATGGTCCATTCCATTGGCCAAGGACCATCTTTATCGATGATGCAATTGTTATCAATGTAGCCAACGTAACCTAACTTAGCCAAAGTCTCACCGATTGGAAGTAGTACTTGCTCAGCTAACTTAGAACGCTTGGTCATACGGCTAAGCGTACCCATTTCACCTGTGGCCACACCTAAATCTCCGTCCATGAGCTTCTTGTATTCCCAGTTCTCATAGAACCACTTAGACCAGCCTCCGGGACCGAACCAACCACCTACCGCCATTTCAATGCCGTATTTGCGCTCTTGAAGAATAAATCCATCTTTCTTAGCAGCAGAACGCAGATCATCACGCTGAGCCCAGCGACTAAGCATGTAGATTAAATCAGCGGGATCTGAAGCCACGTATGACAACGCTTTGTTGGCGTCGCCTGAAGGTTTAGACACCAAGAACTCTGGGTTCTTTTTAACGAAAGCTATAGCGTCGTTGTAGTCATGAAACGCTTTAGACGACATGATGGGAATACCGGCTTTAGCCATGGCCTTTTGGCCAATATCGCGATCAGTCTCTAGTTTTGCAGCTTCAGCCGAAGGGGCAAGAATTGGATAACCTTTAAGGCGATACGGCTCTAACATATCAAGCCAGCGAGTATTGTCGGGTAGGTAGATTAGGTCAGCCCAATCCATCCATTTGCGTGTGATCTCACTAAAGTTGCTGATTTTTTCAATCATGCCCTTGCCAGCTAAACGAGGCATACCGTCTTTACGGGGAGCATCGTACCATTTAACGTCCCATCCGGCGTTTTGGGCTCTAAGGGCCATATCGAGGCAGTTAGAGGCGGGATCAATTAATAGTAGTCTTTTGCTCATGATTCTTTTATGGTGGGGGGATTAATAATTTTTGAGTAATCGCCGGTGCAATCACACGATTATAGAGGTTGGCACCACCTAGTACACCCGCACCAGCGGCAGCGGCACCAGGAACGCCCATTGCTGAACCGATACCAACACCTAAACCACCAGTGCCGTATGGCCCTAATTTTTCAAGTGGGTTGGCTGATTCTTTAATAAATAAAGTACCAATATTGGCCAGATCTCCTAGATCGCCTGCGCGATCACGGGCCATGTCCATTTTCAAATTACCTGTAGCTCGCATACGGCCAGATAAAGCGCTAGGGCTAATAGCGCCTTCTGGGTTGACTAGATCGCGAACCAATATACCGTTACGATATTGTGATCGAGCGTTTTTGAAAGCCTCAAGATCATTGGGTTTCATTTGAGTTTCAATGGTGTCAAGCATCAATTCATTTAAGTTATTTAGCTGATCTCGCAAGTCACCATTTGTAGTTTTTCGCATTTGATTAGTAACCTGGGTGCGAATTTTACGGAAGGCTTCGCCATCCATATAAGCTCTACCGCTTTTAGCTTTAGTCTTACTTGCAAGATCGGCAATTTGATCAACGTATTTATTGACCACTTTGACCACACCTTCATCTGGCTCAAACTCTAATCCAGCTTTAAGGTTTTTCAATCCATCGCCAAGCTCAGCGGATCTTGGAATCTTATACTTAGACGACAATGATCCAATTTTAGATCCCGAAGCATCCATTGCGGCGTTATAAACGTCAGGCGTTAAGCCAGTTCGTTTAGCATCACCACCAATGGTTTCAATCAATTTTTGATTAAATAAGGTTTGGCGTTGTTTTAATGGACTACCCGATAATGGAGTATTTTCAGCAATCGAGTTAACCATTTGGAATAACTTATTGTCAGTCAACATTGCCGGGCTAACTGGAATACCCATTGCATGTGCTTTTCTAAAAGTCTGCAATTTGTATGGATCAATCTCAGGAGTCATTGCTGAGATAGCTTTTTGCGCTAATGGAGCACCAGCCTCTTTAGCCATTTGAATACCTTGGCCTGTGAGTTCACCAGCGCGTTTAGCCACACTTGGTACTTGAGCCATACCTGATTCAACTTGCGCACCAATTCTAGGGGCAGCAGTTGTAGCTTTACCTGAAGCCAACCCACTTAGCTCTGGGAATAGTGGAGGTAATGGCATATCTGAGCCAGTGACTTTTCGGCCAAGTTCACTGGCCATTTCAGCACCGCGCCCAATTGCTTGAATGTTACGTTGCCCCTCAGCACTACGCGGTTCATATTGAAGCGCTTGAGCCACTTTTTCACCAGTGGCTAAGCCCCTCATTTGGCTTTCAAGTCGAGATTCAGGCGCATTATATTCTTGCTCAGTTGCAAATACAGATTTACCTTCAGCCAATCTTTGTTTCGCATGAGCTTCTATTTTTCTAAAAATAGAGCTAGGTATGTCTTTAGGGTTTGGTTGATTTAAAATAAGCTCCCGTTCTTGTGGAGTTAAAGTTGGAATCAGTGTAGGTACGTCCATTTCTTTGCCATTGATAGGCATACCAACTGAATATTCGGTCATAAGTTGACCGCCTTTACCTGTCAATGGCCCTAAAAAACCTGGACCTTTTTTTGACTTATCAGAACGATACATCGATGGGTCTGACCAATTCGGGTTCCAAGCTGGTTTTTTAGGCGGGCCACCAAATATATCTGAGCCAATTGCCGCAACTTGACCAATCACGGGTGCGGCCACACCTGAAGCTAAAGCCAACCCTGTTTCACCCGCGCCGATTAATTCTCTAGCCCCGCGCTCTAACATTCCTTGTTTTGGAGTGGCGGGAGTAGATTCGCCTAAATGAGCCATGATCTTTGCCTTAGCGGCAGAGGGGTCAGTCTCACTTAAATCGTAGTGTTGGCCTTGGTATTCATAAACTGGCATGATTAATCCAATTTAATAGGGTTTTCTGCTGAACCCAATGGGGCCGTAGATCCTTTAGCGCGTTGGCCAACCGTTGAAATTTGCTGTTTTAGAGAGTTAACCTCATTTTTACCAGCAGCAACGGCAGCTTTTTGCTCGTCTTTCATTTCTTTGATAGCGGCTTTGATCTGCTCAGGGCTCATATTGCGATTAAGCAATCGATCACCAGTACTTGTGGCTGCGGCAGTCAATTGAGCATTTGATGTTAAGCCGGTCACAAATCGAGCATGTTCACGGGCTAAACCAGTCAACGCATTATCGAATGTGGTCAACTCTGGGCTACCAAGGATCTGTTCGCGGGTAGCATTTTTCCACTTGTTAATCAATGGAATACCACCAGCAGATCCAGCATCAAGTGACTTAAGCACAATATCCATTTGACCGTTCATAGTCTGAGAGAACTGATTGGCATTAGCTACGTATTTCTGACGATCAGCAAGAACTTTGGCTAAACCTTTGGCTTCTGCACCAGCGGCCGCTGATTCACCCGGAGTAATTCCTTGTTCCGTGGATAAATCAGCCACACGTTCATCTACAGCCTTAATGAAATTAGCACCACCCTTATTACGGGATAGACCTGTGCGCCAAGAGTAATCACCATTCATTGCGCGACCGGCATAGAAATCAACTCGTTTTTTCTCAGCGTCAGGCATTGCGTCATAGACACCAGTTGCACCTATTCCACCACCCATACCACCGCCGCCACCAGCTTTTTTACCGCGGTAATCAACTAATGATTGAATATTTTTTTCTTGCAAGCCAAGTTTAGCCACATCAAGTTGTTGCTTGAGCATTAAGGCTTCTTGCTTGTTTTGGGCGTTCATGATTGGCGCGTATTGGTTGATCACATCCATCCAATATTCTTGCGGTACATTTTGAGATCTAAGGGCGCTGATTATTCCATTAACTGTAATCTCACCGCCTTGTTGACCCTGCGGTTGAGCCTGTCCCTGTGATTGAGCTCCAACTGAAGGGGGTGCCATCATTTGCTGTTGAGCGGGTTGTGGTGCAGCTTGACGTTGCGCGGCAGCACCTTGAACTGTTTGATAAGGTGGAATAGCTGGAGCGGGTGGCGCCATACCTTGTTGGCCACTTTGATCCATATTCATTGGAACTTGTGGTTGACCTCCACCTGGGGGAGCCATTGGCTGAGAGGCCTGTCCCGGCATTGGAGTTTGAGGCTGAGGTTGACTTACTGGGGGTGGAGCAAATAGTTGTCCGGCCACACCTGATCCATACTGCGCCAATGCCAATTCTTTAGCTTTAGTCGCACGTTGTTGTTCTAGGTCAAATTGCTGTTTTTTGATAGCTTGATCTTGCGCTTGAGCCACCTGTAGGTTGCTCATACCTTGAGTTATGCCACCAAGAACACTTCCTAGATACATGATCTGTCCTTAATTGGTTGGAGAATAGCCGCCAATACCGTAGCCAGAACCACCCATATTAAGGTAGTTTGTTCCAGATCCGCTTGTGCTATTGCTTAAATAATTTGTGTCTAAAGTTGGTGAGCTCAATGAAGATAACCAAGAGCTAGGGTTATAGGCTGAACTTGCACCATAAGCTGAAGCCGCCACATTACCCAACATTCCACCCAATTGACTACCAGCGGCCGCACCAGCGGCTTGCTGTTGAGCGTTAAATTGTTGCTGTGTTTGAGATGCGCCAACGCCAGCATTCATATAAGGAATCGCTGAACTTTCAACTCCTCCATATAAATTGGCAAGTTGACCCATATTAGTTTGATAGGCAGCCGCGTTAGCCGCAGGTTGACCAGCCACATACTGCTGGGCAGTAGTTGGCACTTGACCAGCTTGTTGTTGATAAGTTGGAACTTGTCCTTGCGCTGATAATTGGGCCGCTAAGTCAGCGCCCATTAACGTACCTTGTTGTGCGCCAGCTTGACTACCAGTAGCTTGAGCTTGTAGGCCCTGTGTTTGACGTGCCAATTGTTGATTTTGCCAATTAATGTCAAAGTTACTCATTGCCTGGTTGTATTCACTACCACCCACAGGTGAAATACCTAAACCTCGCTGAGCTTGTCCAGCATTAACCTGATCGGACAATTGTTGCTGAGTTTGAGCGTATAGAGCGTTTTGTGGATCAAACGCAGTTTGCGCCACTTGATTGGCGTTTGCGTAAAGGTTAGATTGTTGACCTTGAGCGGTCTGAGCGGCCTGTCCGTAAATTCCAGCTTGATTCCCAGCCATATTAGCCAATCCCGTATAGGATTGACCTGCTTGCTGAGCGCCTTGCAAATATTGACTGTAATCAATACCCTGTTGTGCGTTAAGAGATTGCTGGTATAAAGGTTGGACTGTCGAACCAGTTTGATTAACTGTATTTTGTTGATTACCAAATTCTTGTTGCCAAGCTGTATCGGCGGCAGTTAATCCTTGAGGTGTATAAGCACCTGAAACTCCACTGTAACCACCTTGATTAGATGAAGATCCACCAAGTAGTCCACCTACAACACTACCACCTGCAATTACTGCCGCTGGAATCCATGGCATGTTATTTCCCCTTTTTCTTAGCTTCTCGTTTTGTCGAGTAAGCTATAGCCACAGCCTGTTTAACAGGTTTGCCGCTTCGTACCTCTTTCCGCACATTTTCTTTAAATGCGGGTTTGCTTGAACTTTTCTTGAGTGGCACGTTATACCTCTTCTTCGGGGCTATTAATGCGAATGAGAACTTCGTCTATTTTAGACACATCCTTCTCAGGTGTCGAGTGTACGCAATACCAAATAGCGTTAGTTAGAGCAAAAACCCGATGGTTTTTACCTTTTTCGACTTCAATACAAGCAGGAGCCATATAAATTTTAGTCTCATCATCCACAGTAACTTCTACAGTACCTTGAGCCACAATCGATAAATGGCTGAACTTATGCTTGTGTTGCATAAGCGCATGCCCTGCCGGAATGTGAGTTTCCTTAGCATAAAGGTTATCTGAGAAGTGATGTGTGATAGCTGAGATCATTTTGGCCAGGAGTTTTCTATAGTTTGAAGGTCTAATTCGGTTTTGTCAGCATGCTCTGCCAACGTTGAATATTCACTTGAGCACTCTTGGACCACTGTTGAGAGGGCTGTGATTCGGTTCTGGAGGGCTTCTCTGGAATTGTTGGACAGGCTGCCGTTGTAGGCATTGAGTTGGTCCCGCAACCCGCTAACAACAAGGCGGTTATAGGAAGTAGTTTTATCAAGATTGATTTTACTTTGCGCGAGATCATATAGGGCCTTGTCTAATTTACCTTGAAGTTCTGTGGATTTGGCTTTTGCTGCAATTAAATCTTTATTAAGTTGAACGGTATCTTCCGCTACTCGCTTTTGATATCCAACATTTTCAAAATGATTGGCTAGGGCCCAAGCGCCTCCAATAAGGATAGCCACACCCAAAACAATACCAATAATCTTAATTTGAAGCGAGGTTAGCATTTTGATCCCCAATACAGGTATGGTACTCTTGCTGACGGCGTTTTGTAAGCCCAGCTAAAGGTTTACCCTTAAATTGATCCCATTTTAGAATTTCACGGCAAGCACCGGCGTAGTCACCAGAATTAAGCCTTTTTACAAGCGTCGAGCTACAAAAAGCCCCTGTGCCAATGTTGTAGGCAAGATCGACATACGCGTCATATTCATTTTGAGCCAATGGAACGTGGACACAAGACTTAATCACGGCTTCGTCTTTTTGAATATCTCTAAGGGTACGCTCAAGTGCTTTAGGTGGGGTTATCTTATCCCCATTGTGAATATCCGGTCCAGTTGATCCAAAGCCATAAGTAGGCACATCCCCTTTGACGGGGGCAGTAGCCACTGGTACATAGTTTTCATTAAGCGCAAGTGTTACTAGGCCAACGGCAGTAAGTGATAAAGCGGCGGTTTTAGTGCGCTCAAACATCTTGCTGTGCCACCAAGCGGGAGATCATCGCACCAGCTATAGAAATAACGGTAAGTGCAGCAAATAGGTTTTCATGACCTTGAAACTTATAGTCATACATTGGCAAAATTGCACCTAAACAAGTAAAGAATATCCCCGCGGCTCCAAATTTGAGAGACCACGCTTTACGTAAAATAGTTCGCCAATGTGGGTAAAGGTTCATATTTTTGTTGATGCTGCAGCTTTAATACCGTACCAAAGAGCTAACAAAAGACCGCCAATAACGACTGTCACCATTGCCATTGACCCGTGATCGGACATTTTTCGTAGTTTTCGACCAAAACGTAAATCTTCTCTAAACGCTTCAACTGATTCAGGTTTGTCAATGTCCACACCAAGAATTGCAAAAGTCTTTTTAATGGCTGAATCAACCGCCAATTCAATAATGGCTTCGTCTGACAAAGAAGGGGACTTATTAGGAGTATTCATGATTAAAAGAGTTCAGCCCAACTACTTAGAGAAGCAGTACCACTAGCATTAACAATATAAGTCGTACCTGGAGTAACAATAAAACTGTACGAATAAGCGTTACTAGTGTCACCTTGCGCCATAATTGTTGTGCTGCCATTAATAACAACTGAAACAGTGCCGGCACCACTTGGATCAGCCCAGCAAATTGACACCATTATTGGATAAGAATTGGAATTTGTATAAGTCGTATTAAAAGACTTAGATACACCATGCCAAATTTCACCCCCAAGACCAAGACCTTTAATTATGGGTACATTATTAAGAGTTAATCCACCTGGCGCAGTAAAGTTCATCACTCCACCAGGGCTAACACTTAGATCACCAAATTCTGAGCTAACGGCATTATTTGTAAATTGAATATAGCAATTACCACCACTAGCGTTTTGCTTAACAACTACACCGCCTGAGCTTCCGCTATTGGGGCTAGTTGCAAAAATTGGCATTGAAGTATTAATACTTGATGCGCCATTGATAACCACGCCACTTAAAGTACCTCCAGTAATGGACACCGCATTAGAGTTTTGGGTGGACATGGTACCTAAGAAAATGGCCAACTGGGTTTCAAGTAAATTAAGAACCCATGCTCCATTTCCGCTATTGAACGCCGAGTTGTAAGTTAATTCAGCATTTCCATTTGATATTAATTCACCACCAACTAAAGCGTTTCCTTTGTAATCAACGATTGGTTTAGCACCTAAGGAATTTGGATTAAAAGTTGAAGCGCCGGTATTTGCTAAATTTGTTTTAAATCTTAATTTTAATCCGTCAACTAAAGCGACTAATCCTGGATAATTACCCGAATAAACGTTGGCCGTACCTGAAATTGCCAAATAATCTGAATTTGGAACTACGTAATCTGTTCCAGCCACGGCCATGGTTGTATTACCCGAACCGTCACCCTTTAGAACATTAGTAGTTGTTGTAGCAGCGCAAGCATTGCCGTTTACTTGACTTTGAATCCAACTAAAAAGTGACATTACTTGGGTTGCATCTTCGGGTTGACCGTTGGCAAGAGTGGTTGGAAAACTTCCGATAATTGACATAATGAAACCTTAACTTTGAAGTGTATAGCCAGTTTTTTGGGTTCTTGCAAAAAAGCTATCAATCGCCACACCCGATGCCGCAGTAGCAACTATTTCAATTGCAATTCGGTTAAATACTATTGGAATTGGCCATGCAAGTAAATAGGTTTGTGGTCGAACCAGCGATGATTTCCACAATAACCCGTCTCCCCAATAATTAGAACCCCATAAGGTCCCACTAGGGTTTGTTTTAACGCTGGTGCTAGTAATGTAATTGCCAGCATCGTCAAAAGCAGAAACGCTAAAGTTTTGAGAAGCGCCAGATGAAGCCAGAGCTATAGTGGACTCTATGATCTGATTCATCGCCATTTCACCAGTATTAGGAAAATCAGCGCTTTTTAAATCGATCAAATAGCTTACCCCATTGTCGTTATAAACAGTATTGGTGCTAGGTACCGTATAGCTGTAAAACAATTTTGCTCCCGATCCAGCACCAGATAACACAAAATTACCGCCAGCCGAAGAAGCTGTATCGTAAATAAACGTATGCGGGCCATTCCAACGCATACGTTTAGTATCGAACCAATAATCATTTGTGGTCACATTACCATCAATAATGGTAAGTATGCACATCCGATAAATACCATTTGAATAAGCTGCTGATACTCTAGTTGGTTGAGTGCAATAGTTAAATGGCTGACGAATGTCTGAAGTTGCGTTAAATGACCCCAATTGATTTGACAATGGAATTACTGCGCCCAAAGGATTGACCACATAAGCTGAATCTTGAGATACAAATATGGTGCCAATTGGTGAAGGTTGGACTGATCTAGGCGCTACGCTACCTACGTTTAATGACAAGTAATTCAAAGATAAAGAGCCTGAAATAGCTGCGTCACCTGTAATCTGCCAAATTTGGGAAGTTTTAAATACGATTAATGCGGCCGCAACACCGGCAGTGGTAGTTTGAATTGGCAAGCCTGATAAAGCTGTGCAATTGGATGTGTCGCCAATAGTGAGCGCTTGGCCAGCATTAGTCATGCTAGTTGGCACTAAAACATCGCTGTAATAAACAGCGTTTCCACAAATAAAATAAGCGCGGTTATTAAAGTTGGCAACGTATGTCGGCACACTAGGTAATCCATGTGTGGTCGTATTCATTGTGCTGTAAGCGGGAGCGGCAGGATTGGTAATGTCGATCACACCAAAGAAATTAGTGCCGGTACCACTATACCCAGGGTGAGTGATGATGACTTTTATTCCAATTACCGCCATTGTTGGCGGTGTCCACGGGCCACTTGTAGCCGGTGAAGTGGGCCTACCTTCAGAATTACCCGAAGTTACGTTTGAAATCGTCACAAACGAACTAGTCGTCATGTTGTAGCAAAATGGCTGATCGTGACCCGCAGTCAAGCCAGTTGAAACCATTCCAAAAATATAGTTACCAACAACCACTTGGCATGAAACAAAAGTTGGTGATGTGAACCCAGCAAACGACGTAAAGGCTGTACCCACTCCTGGGCGCGGAATGACGCAAGAGGGATTGGATTGATCAAATACTAAATTTTGCAAACTGCGACAAGATCCTAAAAACTTGTCTGTTGCATCAAATGCGTCAGCTAGGCCAATAGGCGTAAATCTGACGGGCCTACCTTCGCGAATACCCATGATCTACCACGGGTCAAGTTTCGTTGGTCGGAGTGATCCAGCAGTTCTAAAACGACGCGGATCTAGCTTTACTTCTTTAACTACCTGTTGCTCATCACCTTCAGTCAATAAATGAACTTCAAGCATGCGTTCACAATCGGCTACAAAACGATCGTACCGCGTATCGTCAGTAATACGCATTAATCGCATTGCTGTGGCATGAACCAAGTAATCTTGATCGGCAAACCAAGGAATACTTGAGCTAGTTTCAGGAGTTGTAATGTCTGGACGTTGAACCATATAGCGATGGTTCATACTTAAATTTTGATTTGACTGAGGGTAAATATAAAGTAATCCAAGACCACCATTAGCCACGGGGGACAAATCAGTCGCCCATTCGTATGGGTAATTTGACGTTGTGGATTTATTTGGCTCAGAGTCAAACTGGGCGCGATTAGATGGTTGCAAGAAATATGGCTGATCTTCAATGTAATACATCAGCTCATAAGTGCGTAAATAATCGGACTCTAAATTAAAAGGACCATTACTGTTAGCCACAACATTAATGGTCGTACTGACTAAATTGACTTTTAAATTACGATGCAACACCAAATCGGAGAGGACAAGATTCAATGCGCGGCCACCTTGAGAAGTAAATCCAGGGCATTTGGCTATTGCGCATGCGTCAGCTACGATTTGGGCTGCGGTAATTGACATGATCTTTAGAGTTTAATTCCAGCCTTGAGTTTAGCATCTTTAATGGCTTTTTCACCTTTTTCTACATCTTCTTGGGCTTTAACCATACTACGCTGCATATTCTCAATGGTAAGTTTCTCTTGCGAAGTTAATTTCTTACCTTCAATGTTCTGTTTTACGTCCAATGAAGCCAATACATCCTTCATTTGACCCATTGCAGTAACGATTTGATCGCGTTTAGCTTCCAATTCTGGAATTTCAGCACGTGTGCGTTGGCGGTCAACCACATCATGCAAAATGTCCACACGGTCATTAATGGACTCCATAGACTCACCAGAGTACAAATAGCCACTAACGCTAAAATTTTTGCCATTTGGCAAATTAGCAGTCAATGTGAAGTTGCCTGTTACGGCTACTTGGGATTCGTCGATTACGTTATCAGCTTTGTTCATTTACTCTTACTCCTTGGTTTGTATGCTTTCAAATCCTCTGAATGAAGCCTAGAGACAGGGGTTTTGGTCTGTTTTGCCTTATTGGCTATTTTTGCGCCTTCGGTGCGCCCGACAAATTTACCATCAGTTGTGACAAATCCGCGTTTACCCGAAGTTTGCAAATCTTTATGTCGCAAACCCATCGGCTCGGAAGCTACCTTACCGGAGGGTTTTTTAATTGCGACTTTGGCTATTTTTGTAGCCATTAACGAGCACCACGCGCTCTAGCTGCGGGACTGATCAAAGACCCGCCCAAAGGCTTACGGTAAGCGTTTTCATTGTCGCCATGGATTGACTTCTCATGATCCCAGCAACGAGCTACACGGCTCTTTAAATCAACCAATGTCATTGGATCAACTTCATAGGTTTGACCATGATAATAAGCAATACCGTTTGTGGTCAAATCCAACCCAGCACCGGCCGGTAGTTGAATTGTGTAGAAATATGTTGGGTATTCCACATCTTTCCACTTCAATTTTTTCTCATCTTTTTCGCCAGGGTTCAAACAAACGCTAAGGGTAATTGTTTTACCAGTAGGTTGCTCTTCAGTATTGGCAGAAAATTGACCAGCTTGAGCCACAGCAGAAGCTAATTCTTCGGCTTCAGAACGAGCTTTAGTCTCTACTTTGAGTTTCTTTTCAAGATCGGCAATTTGAGCCTGTAACTCTTCGTAAGATAACTCTGAATTCTTTTTAGCTTCACTCATGATTATTCCTCAGTTGGAGCAGCTTGTACTTCAGGGGCTTCTTCAGCAGGTGATTCATCTACTGGCAAAGCTGGGGCTTTATCCACACCTTCAGGGGCGTTCGTAGCAAGTGTTTCTTCCGATTCTTGTGTCTCAGCTTCAACTGCTGGGGATTCTTGTGTCTCAGCTTCAACTGCTGGGGATTCTTGAACAGGGGCAATGTCTCTGTCATCAGGGCTGCCAAAAGAACGGTAGGTAACTTCGTGATTCATGCTCTTACTCCTTAGTTAAAAAGGGGGAAGTTGCCCTCCCCCTAATGACCGACTAAATATTACTCGGCCGCTGTACCAGCAGTGTAGCCTGGTGTAAATGCGCTACCCGATTCAGTACGAGCCAAATAAGCATTGTTCAGGATGATAGTGCCGTACATCATCTTCCATGAAACAACGCGAGTCTGGTTGTGTGGATCGGACTTGTCTGCATCACGCAAATAGTGGTACTCAACATCATCGAGCAACACCTGACCGTAAGCGTCTGTACCAAAATAGAAAGTTGGGAATACAGTTACGCCAGTTGCAGGAGCAGCAGGAGGAGTTTGAGCTGCGCCAACACCTGTGATCACAACGGTTGAGCCAGAGGTCAACTGAGTTGCATTACCGGCTAAAGGACCAGAAGTAGGACCAGAAGCAGATAGACCAAGGTTGCTAGGAGCAGCAGAAGTACCAACATAAACGTTAAATACATAACCTGCCAAAGTTGGAACGGTTACTGAGATTGAGCCTGTTGGGCCTGTCACAGAAATTGAACCAGACACTTGATAGATTTTTTGCTCAACGGAAGTAGCAGCAGGAGCACCAGTTACTTGAACATAGTACGTACCAGTTGCTAATGTACCGCCTGAAGATGAGGCTGTACCGCTAACGGCAGCAACACCTGTCCAATAAGGAATCATATTGGATTTGCAAAAACGTGCTCCACCCCATTCGCCCAAATCGCTGTTATACAGACGATTGATGTCAGAGTAGGACCACGCAGTAGCAATAGTGCTATTTTGACGTAAATCTTGAACGACTAATGGGTGAACCAATGCAACATAGTGAGGCATCACGCTTGGGCTATTACTAGCTTTAGTTTTGCCGTCCATGTCGATCTTCATATCTTCACGCTCATCACCCATGAAAGTTGGAGCACCGAAGGTCTCTAAAGCACCGACGATCTTACCAATTTCAACTGGGCTATTCACGTCAGTAGCTAACAATGAGGCGCGGTTGGCCTTACCGTTTGCGTAGTTGACTTGAGTTGCAGTCATGAGGATATTGAGAACGTTACGCTCAATGGTTTCAGGTTGTTGCAAGGCGATCAAACGAATTGCTTGTTTAAACAATGGGTGTTTGATAGTCATATCTGCAACGTCGGTCACACGAACCAAGTCACCCCATTGCTGAGCGGTTGCGCTAACTTGAGCGATCGAGATCGACTCACCAGCAGCAGGTACGCCTTCGGACAATGGCGCGAATGGCAACGGTAAACGCTCATAACGAGTAGCCGTGTATGTCACACCAGTATTTTTTTCAATACGCAGTGGTTGACCGAATTGATAAGCAACTAATTGACGCCGCGCAAGACGTAAAACTTCGTCTTGAATATGCAATTCAATGTCGTTGGCGATAGTTTGACCACCGGCGCCAGGAGAGTAGTTTGTCACGCCCGGGCTAAGTAAACTTTTAAGTAATGTTACGAGTTTCATGATAAGTCCTTTAAATACGAATATTTTCAAGGCGCTTCGCACGTTTTTCAGCATCGGTCAATCGGCCTGTTCCAGAACTTTGGACATCAGATCGAGCTCCCGGCGTAGTACCGCGTCCAGCACCGCCTTTTTTGGGTGGAGTGCTTGAACCAGCTTTCAACTTGCCATCACGTAAATCACGTCCAATGAGCAATGCGAGTAATTCTTCGCGTGGTGCATTGTTTCCATTCGCACGAAGTCGGGACAATTCAGCTTCAACTTTATCTTTATAAGCATTGAACATCTTTGGTTTTGCAACCGCCAATTGCTCAAACTTGGTTAGATCTGCTAAATCTTCTGCGCGGCGTAAGGCATTTTGTGAATTAGAGTTAGCTGCACGGGCCTGACGGTTCGCTTGAATGGCGTATTTCTGCCAATCAGTTGAATCAGGGTTACGTAAAACATCCTCTTCTTGCTGCCAAACACGTTGCTCTTCCGTATTCTGTACGCTGGATGACTGTGAAGGTTGACGACGAGCGGCTTCCAATTCAGCTTGCGCTTGAGCCAATTTAGCTTCTGCGTCTTGTGCTCTTTTACGGGTTTCAATGATGTCTTTTTGAGCCCGTGTCATTTGACGTGGGGCGGGAATGTCATCATCAGTTGGTGGTGTATCGTCATCGTCTGGAGTGTCATCATCGTCATTATCTGACGGCGCGTCATCATCATTTGGCGGTACATCGTCATCTGGTGGAGTGTCATCACCAAAAGGATCATCTACACCTGGCGAGAGAACTGCCAGCATAAACATTAAATAACTCATTAACAATTTCCACATACTTCTTACTCCTTTGGTCGGTTACGCCGAACGGGCGAGATTAGCACTTAACGGGTGCCATGCGAGTGTACTCATAATCCTCCAAGGCTTTGCGACGATCTGCGTTGCAGGGGTAAAGCCAATCCTCTTCGCGATCAAAACTAAGCACTTGTATTAATGGCCCTGCCAATCCTTTATTTGCGGCGTATCGATCTGCTACAAATTCGGTTTTATGGCAAACCAACTTAATTAAAACTGGGCAAAACAACAACGTAAGCAATCTTAACTCTGAGTGATGAAACTTGCAATGCGCTTCCTCATGAGCTAGAACTGCGTCTTTCTGTGATCTTAACAGCTTCCAATACCGTGCCCCTAAATAAATCCGTTTCCACCACAGGAAACTAAGGGACCGAGCAATCATATTTTCGTTTGTGTGAATTACTTTCATACTACTGGTGGCCATCCAGCGTTAGGATCTTTTTCCTCTGAAGGGCTAGTGGCTTCGGTTCCTACGTCTTGATCTTGCGCGGGATCGGGCTTTTTTATTTCAGCTACCTGTTGTTGTGCAACAATTTGAATCTGAAACTGAGCATCGAGCTTTTGCAATACAGGATTAGCAAACTTGGCAGGCAACTCCATTAATCCAGCCATAATATTTTGTACGTCGGTTTGCGTTAAATCTTGAAAACTAAACATGGTGTGCCCCTGTAGCTTTGGTTGAAAGATAGTCAGGCTTTAGTTTAGCACTAATGACGAATCGGTCAACTAAATTTATAAAATTGGTATTGCTGGGGCGGGAGGGTTTGTAATTACCCCACTAGCGTAAGTTCCACCAATTTGTCCTGTTTCGCTTGGAATACACAATAATGTTGATTCTAAACCTGGAGGAACTCCTATTTGCACAGTTTCATATTCAATAATACTGAATACTGTATTGGTAGTTGTATCGACAATGCAATGTCTAATTAAAGTCATAATTTTTCCTTAAAAGAAAGCAGTAACAATAATTAATCCAGCACCACCATTTCCGCCAACATAAGATGAGGTTCCAGCAGCTCCGCCTGTTCCACCAGCACCAATAGCAACAGAATATGAAGCTGCTAATGTTGTAATGTAGGCTTCAATATATCCACCAGCACCACCGCCTCCGCCTACATTGGCTATACCTACTGTGCCAGCACTACCAGCACCACCAGCACCAGTATTTGGTGCTCCATTTGCTCCTGGTTGATTTTCTTGACCACCAGCACCACCGCCTAATGCGCTATTACCGCCAGCACTAGAAACCTGATAACCACCTGTTGCAGCACTTTGCCCTGTTCCACCAGTTCCTTGACCACCTACTATAGCTATTCCTGTTGCTCCTGAACCAATAGTTGCAGTTCCACCAGAGCCAACAATACCATTAGCCGCTATATAACCACCACCGCCACCACCAGCAGTTAAAAATGAACTTCCAAAAGTGGTATTTCCACCAGCAGTTCCATTTCCACCATTGTTACCGCCAGCGCCACCACCGCCACCGCCAACCATTTTTACATATAAATAACGGCAATTAGCCGGTACCGTATAAGTTCCGCTACCGCTTGTGTAAACGGTTACTTGTGGTGTTGGAATACCTGTGGAATATCCAGTACCCCCATTGGTTACAGCTAAAGTGCCAGTTAAGGTCAATGTGCCGCTTGTTGTAATTGGTGATCCAGTAAAACTTAATCCGGTTGTGCCACCTGAAGCGGCCACAGAAGTAACGGTTCCACTACCACCAGCAGCCCATACAAACGCACTACCATTCCATTGAAGGAAAGTGCTCGATACTGTCGGAGCCGTTATAAATGAGGTTGCTCCCGCTCCAGTTTGATAATGGATTTGGTTAGCTGCACCTCCAGCCACATTGGTTGCAGTACCTACTGATAATGCGGATTGTGCTGTCCAAGTTGGGGCCCCAGTACCACCTGAAGTAAATACTTGGCCGGTAGTGCCAGCACTTACAAAAGCGGTAGTGCTTGCCGCACTTTGATAAGGCACATAGCCTGAATTACCACCAACTAAATTATTTGCGCTTGCAACGCTAAGTGCCGCAGCACTTGTCCAAATTGGAGCAGAAAATGAACCCAAGGTCATTAAAATTGACCCTGATGTTCCAGCGGCTAAAAATGCAGTAGTTCCAGCAGCGCTCTGATACGGTATTGAGTATGTTGATCCAGCAGCTAATGATGTTGCTAGTGCTGCAGTGCCACCAATAGACAACGAACTTGCTGTACCAGTTAATCCAGTGCCAGGGCCACTAAACTGCGTACTAGCGGTAATAGTTGTGCCACCTAAAGTAGTAAATGCTCCAGTTGAAGCAACGGACCCACCAATCGATGTACCGTTGATTGAACCACCTGTGATGGCCACACCGCTTGCATTTTGCGTGGACATGGTACCTAAACCGCTAATTGCGGTATTAGGAATAGTGGTTGCGGCGGTCATTACCCCAGTGCCATTACCATACACATAGCCAGTTAAAGTGTTTGCGCCTGTACCGCCGCTGGCTGCATTTAATGTCCCACTAAGAACAACTCCGCCACTTGTAGGCGTAGCAGGCGCAAACCCTGTAGTGCCTGCACTAAAAGAT